TGGGAGTGCCTTCATTTGCATTAGCTGTCTCCTTTATTAAATTTACTACTTGATCTAAAGTAGTATTTGGGTGGAATACTATACCCAAATTCTTTTGCATATTTTGTAACAAATTAAAGTCTTTGTTTCTAGTTTTAATTAGAAGTATCATGTTCTCTCCTTTTCATTAAGATATGCCACCAATAAGCTTTTAACTACTGAGGCTTTTGATACTTTATTATTTTTTGCATAATTTGTTAATCTTTGATTAAGTTCTAATCCAAGATTTATACCAAACATGGTACATTTATTTTTTAACTTTTTTGTATTCAAGATTGTTTTTTCTATTTGATCTATATTTAAAGACATTAATTTATTCCTCTTAGGTTATTGTTTTTATCTACTATCTGACCTGTATCTCTGTCTTTAGGATAGTAGCCATCTTGATTTATATTGTTCTGCCATCTTGATAATCTCTCAAGCAATACTTCATCAAAATTTTGCCAAGTAAAGTAATTGGTAGGTAGTAGTTCTCTATCTACATTAAGTTCAATTGGCTTTGCACCTAACCCTGAAACAATTACTCCATATTTTCTTTTTGGATTATTCAAATCTGTGACTTGATATTTTATTGTCACAAAATATTCTTTTGAATAATATTTGTTTGGTCTTTTATCTCCAATGCTTGTGACTTTAATTAGATAATTACCTGATTTAAGTTCAGATAATTTTTCATTTATATTATACATTTTCTCTCTCCTTGTTATCTATTAAAATATAATAATCAGATGGTATATAATTATTAGGATAAGTACCAATCTTATCATTATGAGTATCTCCATGATTTGACATACATGGTTTGCAGATAAAAGTATTACCAGATTGACTCCAGATTTCTTTTGGTTGGTCGTTACATATTTTACATTTTTTCATTATGCTCTCTCCTCTAATTGATAAATTGTTTCTTTAGCAATTTTCATTGATCTAAAAGTAGAATTGTAGATATAATCTTTATCTGTCCAACAATTCTGATTTCTAGATTCTTGTTTCATAATATAAACATCAACATTATCGTTAAAATCTTTTAACAATTTATATGTGTTATTTTTTGTTCTAATATATTTTACAGATTTATACATTATGCTCTCTCCTTGTTTAGTTTTTTGATTATATCTCTTATCTTAATATTTTTAGAGATTATGTTTTGAACTCTTTTAGATGCTTCTTCATCACCTTGTTTTGATAATCTCGCATCTCTTTTATTTACATAATTATCTTTTTCAAAACTTTCTAAAGTTTCAATAATGATATTTATTTCTTCTTTATTCATTCTCTCTCCTTTTTTATTTTTCATACTAAGAATCTATATTATTGGGTTGTATTATCAAGCATTAATTTACCGCATAAAACCTAGCTTTTTCCACATCACATACAACTCTAGCTATTAATTTGCAAAAGAAAAGCAAATCACTTACAAATCAAAATAAGATATGAAAAAATTTTTTATTTATGTTAAGAGAGATTATTCCCATAAGGAATAAAGTATAAATTTTTCATATCATACTTTTAGGTTATAAGCTTACATTCTTTCCTTCATGTAAGCAAAAAAGATAAGGGGTTCTTTGCTCTCTCTTGAACCCCTTGTCTAACAGAGAGAGGTAAATAGATGAGCCAACTAAATTTGTTTAGCGATTACAAAGCATATCAAAAATCGTCAAATACAAGTGTCAAATCTTGGACACAAAAAAAAAATAAACTAACATTAAGAGAAGAAGTTTATAATCTTTTATCAGAGAGATTATATTCAAACGAACAAATAGCAGATGCACTTGGACAACCTTTATCAAGTATATGTGCAAGAATTAACGAACTAAAAAAAATAGATTTAGTAAAAGATTCAGGTAAAAGAACTAAATCTAAATATGGCAGAGATTGTGTTTTATGGCAAAGAAAAGAGTAGCAACTAAAAAAGAAAAAGAGCATCTAGCAAAAGTCGCTAGTTTAGGTTGTTTTTGTTGCGGTCAAGACGCTGAGATTCATCATATAAGAAAACATACAGGAATGAGTTTAAGACCATCACACTATGAAACAATCCCACTATGTTTTGTGCATCATAGAACAGGCAAAGATTCAATACATCTTGGAAAAAAATTATTTATAGAGAAGTATGGTACTGAACAAGAAATATTACAAAAAGTTAAGGAGAAAATAAAACAATGGAAACAACTAACAAATTTCTTTTAAATAGAAAACAAAATTGTGAAAATTGTAATAATACCTATAAACCTCAATCAAATAATTCGAAATATTGTTCAAGTAGTTGTAAATACAAAGGTTATCGGAAAGGTGCAACTTATAAAAAAAGATATTTAATATATATTAAAAGTGAATCTTTTAAAAATTCACAAAAAAAATATAGGTTATCTGAACATGGTTCTAAAAAGTTAAAAGAAATAGCAAAAAAATACCAACCTATATTAAATAAAAAATTAAGAATTTATAAAAAAACAGAAAAAGGAAAAAGAATGAATAATTATCATTGTGCATTGAGATATAGTAGAAAAAAACAAAGAACTCCTAAATGGATTACAAAACAAGAATTATTTAAAATAAAACAATTTTATTTAAATAGACCAATTGGATATGAAGTAGATCATATAATACCTTTATGTGGAGAAAACGTATCAGGATTACATGTCCTAAAAAATCTTCAATATTTACCAGCAGAAAAAAATAGAATTAAAAACAAAAAATTTGAGCCTTACCATGTCTAGAAAATCAGGATATTTTTTAGTTTATAGAGATATATGGAAAAACCCAGTATTTAAAAATTTATTGCAAGCTTCATGTTGGATATATTTTATAAGTTCAGCAAGTCACCAAGACAAAGAATTAAGATTTTTGGATAATAAAATATTTGTGCGTAGAGGTGAGATGATTATGCCTTTAAGAGTAACAGCTAAAAGATTTGGTATGACATATTCTGAAATGAGGTCTTTTATACTAAGGCTAGTACGAAGAAAAATGATAACCACTAGAACAGCCCAGTTACAGCCCACTAACAACCACAAGAACAGGAAAGTAACGCTAATAAGCCTTGTAAATTACGACAAATATCAATATGTGGACAATCAAAAACCACTTACAAACCACTTACAGCAAGAAGTACTAATAAACAAGATAAATACACAAGAAACAAATAGTAGGTTAAGCAAAGATAAGATTGTTAATGATGGGTATAAAACAATATCTGATTGGGGTGAATATAAAATACTTCAAAAAAATGGCAAAAAATATCTAAAGCATAAATGGAAGAATGAGCCTATAAAAGAATATCAATGATAGGATTACTGCGTATTTTTAAATATGTCAGAAAAAGATTGATTAAACTATCACTTGAAAATAAAATGCTTAAAGTTCAGCTTGAATATTATAGGGCTGTTGTAGAATCTATAGAAAAACGAAAGCATTAAATGGTCAGAAAAAAGTCAAAATATAGACATATTTCAATAGGTAAGAAAAAGTATTACTTTTATCATATTATTTGGGAAGATATTCTAGGTGATAGTTCACATTTTTCATTTAGTGAATTCGAGAAGATGAAACCAGCAGTTATGAATACTTACGCTTATGTATTTAAAAAAGATAAAAAGTATTTATGGACATTTGCTAGTTATGATGAAGAAACTTTTAGTGATCGTAATATATTTCCGATTGGTTGCATTAAAGAGTTAAAAAAGATAGAGATATAACAATATGAAATCCGACATAAATAAGGCAGAAAAGAAGAAACAATTAGGCAGACCACATAAAGATATTGATGAAAAAATATTAGCAAATCTTAGTCAAATAGGATGCACACAAGAAGAAATAGGAAGCATTGTAGGAATATCTGCAAGAACTTTACAAAGAAGATTTGCCGATTTATTAGAAGTTAATAAAAACAAAGGTAAAGCTAGTTTAAGAAAAAGAATGTACGAAAAAGCTATGAAAGGTAATGATAAGCTTTTGATCTGGTTAAGTAAGCAATACCTGAATATGTCTGATCGAATACACAATACCAACACTACAGAACCTTTACCATTAATTATTGAAGCTAAAGCAGAAGAAGTTAAAGACTTAAATGGCAAAAAAAAAGGGTAATTTATATGGTAAAGTTATAGAATATACTCGTACAGAGAACGGCACATCTATTGGTAGACGACCTAAATTTAGTTCAATGAATAAAAACAAGCGAAGATCATACAAGAAATATCGAGGACAGGGTAAATGAAAAGATCAAACTTTTATCCTAATGGCGAGTTTATACCCTATCAAATGCCACAAGATTTTAGAAAATCTTTTGGTAGAGGTAGCTGTGGAAATTGCGGAATGTTTTCACATAGAGGTGGTGGCTTTTGTGGTATTTATAGAACTAGAGGAGTCAAAGATACTTACTTCTGCAACCAATGGCGACCAAGACGTTTTAGAAGATAATGGAACTAATTATTATGAATGATGGTGTCTATACTCTTGTTCAGGTGACAAAAGAAATGTTAAATCATATTAAGATCGTAACAGACGTAAATTGTTTTTCTTTATGCGATATTATTAGATTAGAATTTACAAACTATTTAGAACCACCAATAAATCTACATCAAATGAAAAATGGTTCAGGTTATCTTTTTGGGTGTATTTGCAGATAATAAATGATAATAGAAAACCATGTCAATACATGGAAATAGAAAATTAAATAAACCTTTTAGAACACCATCAGCTTCAAAGAAGTTTGGAGTTTATGTTAGAAATAAAAAATCAGGTAGAGTTCAAATAGTCAGATTTGGTGCAAAAGGCATGCCAATTCGTAAGAATAATCCCATAAGACAAAGAATGTTTTTTGCTAGATTTAGACCTATCTTGGCAAAAGTAAAAGGACAAAAAACTTTGAGTCCAGCTTATTGGGCTATTCAATCATGGAAAAAAGGTTTTAAAATATGAGCAA